GTCAACCTTCGGATGGGCGCCCTCATCGACGCAGCGGAGGTCAGCCGTGGCATCTAACGCCTTGACCTACAGCAGCGGCTGCGTTGCCCTGCCCGTTCACAAGCACGGCAGCGACGCGTGGCTGATCGAACGCGGCAACACGATCGGCGCAAGCGAGATCGGTATGGTGATCGGCGTCAGCCCCTACGGTGGTCTGCTTGACCTTGTCACCCGCAAGCGCGCGGCCCTTGCCGGCAACGTCGAGCAGTTCGACAGCCCGGCGATGGCAGACGGTCGCGACGCCGAAGAGACGATCCTTCGCATGGCCCGCCGCCGCATCAACATGCCGCACCTGAAGTTCCGCCAGGGCGAAGCGGTCGCCGTCGGTCGTGCCAGCGCGACGCCTGACGCGATCCTTGTCGACGACGACGGGCTTGTCGTGGCGCTTGTCGAAGCCAAGCTCGACCGCAGCCGCACCGACTGGTCGGCAGTCGCTGACGGCAACTTCGCAGATGTCAGTTGGACGTCGAACGACCTTCGGCTTGCCTACTACTGGCAGGTGCAGCAGCAGCTGCGTGTCACGGGCTGCGCGTCGGGGTGGCTTGCCGTGTGGACGGTGTTCGACTTCTTCCTGATCTACATCGAAGCCGACCCCGAAGCGGCCCGGATCATCGACGAATCAGTCGCTGCCGCTTGGAAGTGGGTGAAGAACGCCAGGGGGCTGCTGCCCGACCCGACCGACGCCGACAGCATCGCCAGCATCGCGGCGACCGTGAAGCCGAAGAGCGAAGAGGCCCGCCAAGTCGAAGGCGACCTTGCCGACAGCATTGAACGCTACGCTGCGATCAACGCGCAGATCGCCGAACTTGAACGGGAGCAGGATTCGATCAAGCGGGGGCTGCTGGTCGCCCACAACGACGCGACTGCCCTTGTGACGGCAGGCGGGTTCAAGTCGACGTTCGTCGCAGCGACCAGTCGCCGGTCTGTCGACACGAAGCGGCTGCAGGCAGAGCGGCCCGAAGTCGCCGAAGAGTTCACGCGCACGACCGAGGTCAGCGCGGGTTGCCGGGTGACGGCACCACGGGCGAAGAAGGTCTGAAGCCTGCAGCCGGGTGCAAGCCCCGGCGCCGCCCCTCCCCACGGTCGCAAGACCACAACCGACAGGATCGAAGATGAATGACCACGACTACCGCCTAGAGCGCATCGCCGACGCACTGGAGGGGCTGCTTGCCCTCGCTAGGGCGCACGTCACGCCCGCCGCTGCCACTGCCGCACCTGCCGACCGCGACAGCGTGCAGCAGGCCTTCGACGCGAAGATGGGCGACCCGCTGCAGGCGCTCGGCAACCTGACGCCCTTCGCGGCCCCCGCAGCCGAGCCCGGCGACGAAGAGCAAGGCGACGACTACACCCCTCGCATCAGGTGGTCGAAGCTTGACCCGCGCAGCCGCGAACTCGCCCGCCTCCGCACCGATGCCAAGCACCGTGCAGCTGCAGCGAAGAGCCCCGACCAGCGCGCTGCTGCCCTTCGCGACTACCGGCAAGCGAAAAGCGAAGCATCGCGTCGTCAGACCGCCCTGCGTGAACTGTGGCGCGAAGACTTGATCGACATCGTCAAAGGCGAACTGGTCGTCTACGTCGACCCCTGTGTGCACATCAAGTGGCGCAGTGAGTACCTACCAGCGCCCGACTACATCCTGACCTTCCCCAAGTAACAACCCCACCCGCCGCAAGGCACCACCGACAGGATCAAACATGACGACCGAACTTCAGACACAATCGCAGCAGCCCGCCGTCGTGCAGTGGCTTGCCAACCCGTCGACGCTGGCACAGCTCCGCACCGCCTTGCCGTCGCACTTCCCCGCCGAGCGCATGACGCGTCTCGCCCTGACCGCGTTCCGCACGAACCGCAACCTGCAGAACTGCAGCCCGTCGTCGGTGATGGCAGCGATCATGTCCGCCGCGCAGCTTGGCCTAGAGCCGCACGTGCAGGGGCAGTGCTACCTTGTGCCGCACGGTCAGGAATGCACCCTGATCGTCGGCTACCAGGGGCTGCTTGACCTGATTCGCCGCAGCGGGCAGGTCAAGGCTCTGGCGGCCCGCATCGTCTACGCCAGCGACGACTTCAGCGTGTCGTTTCACACCACGCCCCCGTTCGCGCACAATCCCAACCTGCGGCGCCCCGACAACGACCCCGTCGTCGGCGTCTACTGCCACGCCATCCTGACGTCTGACGAACACGTGTTCGAGTGGATGACGACCACCGACGTCAACGCGATCCGCAACCGGTCGAAGTCGGGCAAGAGCGGCCCGTGGGCGACCGACTGGTCGGAGATGGCCCGCAAGACCGTCCTGAAGCGCGCAGCCAAGTACCTGCCGAAGTCGGTGTCGATGGTCGACGCACTGGAGATCGCCGACCGTGCCGAGGCGCCCGGCTACATCGACGCGACGCAGCAGGCGCCGCTGAAGACCGTCAAGGCGACGCACGCGGCGCAGATCCCCGTGGCCCCTGCCGACGACGAAGACGACGCGGGCGACCAGTCGCCGCAGGTCGTACCCTTCGAAGACGAAGGCGGCCCGCTGTGACCGGCGTTGTCGCCAACAGAGAGGCGCTGCACGCCCGCATGGTGCAGATCTACGGCAGCGCTTCGGCGTGCGCTCGCTTCTGCGGGTTGACACGCCAGGCGCTGAATCGCCGGGTGCTGTCAGCCTGCGCGTGGTCGAACTCGCACGCATGGTGGGCGCTAGTGCTCGCCCTCGACACGCGGGTCGAAGGCCTGACGGCAGAGGCGATCGTTGCCTGCCCGCAGCCGACGGTCGACCAGCTGAATCAGATCTGGTCGCTGCAGTCGTCGGTGTGGCAGGTGGCAGCTGGCAAGCGCTTCAGTCGCCGCGCGCAGTTGAAGGGCGCAGGGGGTGCGCCGTGATCTTCGTCGGTGTAGACCCCGGCAAGAACGGCGCCGTTGCAGCTGTCGACAGCAGCGGCACGGTGCTCGGCATCAGCCGCTTTATTCACGCCGAGACCGAAGGCAGGATCGCGTTGATCATCCTCGACTTCGTCGCCGACCTCGACCCCGACGACATCAAGGCAGCGACGATCGAACGGGTCGGCGCGATGCCCCGGCAAGGGGTGGTGTCGATGTTCACTTTTGGGAGGGTGTACGGAGAGGCCTGGGCGGGTCTGCTGGCGTCGCAGTGCCGCGTGTTCGCCGTGACCCCGTCGACGTGGCAGCGCGACCTGTACCTGCCGAAGCGCGACTGCGTGACGAATCACAAGCGGACGCTGAAGCAAGAGGCAGAGACGCGCTTCGGTCGCAAGTTGCTACTCGCCGAGGCTGACGCGGTGTGGCTTGCCGAGTGGGGGCGCCTGCACGGCCCATGGTCGGCGAAGGTGCGCGGGGTGCAGCCGTGATCGCGGGGCAGCCCGTCAACGACCCGCAGGATCAACGCCGTCGACGGGCGCGGGCGCTTGCCCGCAGCTACTCCCCAGCAGCCTGCACCTACGCCATCTTAGCAGACGCGCCGGGCGTGCGCCACGCTGCCGAACTGCTGAACGCATCGAACCCGCTGCCGCCCGAACTGACCGCCGGGCTGTTCGGGTTCGGCGTCGGTCTGATCTGCGGGTTCGCCCTCTGTTACTCTCCACCGAAGGATCCGCCGTGACCCTCTACCTTCTTGCCACCGCCGAGCCGAAGGGCGACCCGGTGCTGCTTGCCTTCATGCTCATCTTCTTTGGGTGGGTGATCGTGCTGTTCCTGCTGCAGCTGTTCGACCGATGACGACACCCTACACGGTACACACTGGCGACTGCCGCGACGTGCTGCGCGACTACCCTGCCGACCACTTCGACAGCATCGTCAGCGACCCGCCGTACGGGCTGACGTTTATGGGCAAGGGGTGGGATCGGGGCGTGCCAGGCGCCGAGTTCTGGCAGGAGGCGCTGCGGGTTGCCAAGCCCGGCGCGCACCTGCTTGCGTTCGGCGGCACTCGCACCTTCCACCGGCTGACGGTCGCGATCGAAGACGCGGGGTGGGAGATCCGCGACTGCATGATGTGGCTTTACGGGTCGGGCTTCCCCAAGTCGCACGACGTGTCGAAGGCGATCGATCGCGCGGTAGGCGCCGAACGGGAGGTGATCGGCAGCCGCATCAAAAAGGCAGGCGACATAACAGGTGGCAACTTCAAACGTGACACTGCGTACGGCGACGTTGTTCTGCATGATACCGCCCCCGCGACTGACGACGCCCGCGCGTGGCAGGGGTGGGGCACGGCGCTGAAGCCCGCGTGGGAGCCGGTGATCGTGGCGCGCAAGCCGCTGTCAGGCACGGTCGCCGACAACGTGCTGCGATACGGCACGGGCGCGTTGAACATCGACGGCTGCAGGGTGGGCAGCACCGCTGGCCGCTGGCCCGCCAACGTCATGCACGACGGCAGCGCCGAGGTCGTCGACGGCTTTCCTGACACCAAAAACGGAGGGCAGAACGCCACCAGCGGCGAACACTTGCACGGCGCCGTCTTCAATGACGCAACGTGCGGATTGAAACGAACGCCGACCGCCTTCGGAGGCGACAGCGGCAGCGCGGCCCGCTTCTTCTACTGCGCGAAGGCAAGCCGCACCGACCGCGAAGAGGGCTGCGACAACCTGCCCGCACGGTCAGGCGCCGACGCCGTCGAACGCGACGAAGGCAGCGCCGGGCTGCAGTCGCCACGCGCAGGCGCAGGTCGCACCGCCGACACCGTCCGCAACTTTCACCCCACCGTCAAGCCGACCGACCTGATGCGGTACCTTTGCCGCCTTGTCACCCCGCCTGCAGGCCTAGTCCTAGACCCCTTCTGCGGCAGCGGCAGCACCGGCAAGGCAGCGCTGCTAGAAGGCCTCCGCTTCGTCGGCGTCGACCTAGACCCCGCCCACGTCGCCATCGCCGAAGCCCGCTGTCAGTTCGCCGTCGACACCGTCGCCGAGCAGGCTGCAGCTGCTGAAGCGCCAGGCGCGCAGTTGACCCTCTTCTGAACTCTGCGCGTAGGTCGTCAAACTCTGCGCGTAGGTCGTCAAACTATCTTCCTAACTCGTCAAACAATCGACATCCCCCCCATCAACAGGATCGACAATGGCACAACACGCCCCCTCCCTAGCAAGCAACCGCAAGACCGACGACGACGGCCCACAACCGATGCGCGCCGAGGCCATCGCGATGCGCCGCATCATCGCAGAGCGCGGGTGGTGGCTGTCACCCCTCTTCGCCACCGTGCCAGTGCCAACCGTGTCGCAGTGGGAGGCCCGGCTTGATCTGGCGAAGGTCGACCACAACCACGCCACCCGCGAACGGCAGCACCGCAACCGGTCGCAGCAGTCGACAGCAGCCAACGTGCTGGCGAAGGTCGACGCCGCGCCCCGACACAAGGGCGACCGGCACCGGAACTACGCGACCCCGACCGTGCTTGACGTCACGATCGGACGCACGAAGACCCCCGCGACCCTCGACAACCTGCAGGCCCGCAAGGCGCACCGGGCGAAGGTCGAGCAGGTCGCGCAGGCGCAGGGCAAGTCGCCCGCCGAAGTCGACAGAGAGATCGCCGTTGCCCGCATCGCCGAACTGGCGGCGCAGAAGGCAGCCGCCGACGCTGCAGCTGCAGCCGCCCACCTGACCGAAGAGGCCCGCAAGGCCCGCAGGTTGGCGACCACCCGCGCGGCGCAGGCCCGATACGATGCCAAGATCAAGGCAGACCCCGTCAAGGCAGAAGAGCGGCGACGGGAGAAAAACCGCCGCGAAGCCGAGCGCAAGGCGCTGCAGCAGGGGCAGGAAGGCGCCGTCAAGTATCAGCCGCGCCCGATACCCAACCCGCACCGTGACCCCACCTTGCCGACGGCGAAGATGCTGCGCGAAGAGGCGATCCGCGCCGAGGCCATCGAAGCCGAAGAGCGCCGACTGCTAGCGATCATGAAGCGGGAAGGTCGCCGCGTCACAAGTGAGCGTAACCTTCACCCCTCCAAAAAGTAGAGGGAACGCAACGCGGCGACCGCTAGCGGACTACATCGCCCGCTGGTAGGTCGTCAACCCTCTGTCGGGGGCTGATCGGGATTCTCGCCACGGTCGCCCGCCCTGCCGCCGCTGCCGCGTTGCCCGCCGTCGAAGACGTTCGCCATCGCGCTGCCGAGAATGCCCGTCATGACTAGCAGGATGTCTTTGCTCATCTGGAAGTACGAGGAGCCGATGCCGTCTGAATCGACGCTGCCGGGCACGTACCAGTTGATCAGCGTCAGCACGCCGAGGAACCCCATCAGCGCCGCGATGCCGAGGAAGATCAGCCGCAGGATCGACAGCTTGCGCGCTGCCTTGCGGTCAGTCGCTGCGATCTCAAGTGCGATGCCGCGCTGCAGCCGCGTGACTTCGGCTTCGGCGATGGCCGCCCGTGTGAGGGCGTCCGCCAGTGTGATCGTCGGATCCTGTTCGATCATTCTTCCCACCCGTTGACGGTGCGTTCAATGAGGTCGACCCGGTGCGTCAGTTCGCGGAACTGCTCGCCCGTAGGCTGCGCCGCGACCGTCTGCTGCAGCTGGCGAACGTCAGCCCGCAGCGCGGCCCACTCTGCCTTCACACCGCCGTACAGCACCGACAGCAGCGCCAAGATCAGACCGGCAAGCACCGACGTGATCGACCAGACCACCTTCCACAAGGTCGGCAGCGACACCGACGTGCGGGTGACAAGCGCTTCGACCGAACCGGTCGGCGGGTTGCTACTCGCCACGGCTGATCTTCGCGGCGTCAGCGTCAAGCGCCCGTTCGACGGCTGACTTCACTTCGACGTTGCCCGCGAACAGGCCCGACACGACGCCGCCGAGTGCGACCCACAGTGGGAGGCCTACGGCGCCGAAGCCGCCAGTGGCGACCGTTGCGATGACCGGGATCGCTGCGCCGAGTATCGCACCCGCCGACAGCCCCGCGTTGATCTTGCCCTTCGAATGCGTGAACTTCAGCATGTTTGCCCCTTCTAGATGTGTGTCGAATCGAACCAGCCGACCGTGCGGGCGATCTGCGCCGCGTCAGACCACTTGTGCAGCTTGCGGTAGACGCCATCGCCGTCACGCGACCCTGCGTCGTTCGTGTTGCCCTCTACCGTGTAGAAGCCCACGCTGTCGACGGCAACGACGATCCCCGTGTGACCCTGCACCCAACTGCCACTGCGGGCGAGGTCGGCGCCTGCAGGATCCTTCGCCCGCACCCACACCCAACCCGGCTTCACCTTCGACTGATAGCCCGCTGACAGTGGCGTCGTGCTGCCGTCGCCCGCCCGCTTCGACCCCTTGTGCCAGGATGTGATCGCGCTGCCGCTGCACCACGTCGGGGGCTTGTCGAGTTGCCGCGACTGCATGACGCACCACGCGACGAAGGCGGCGCACCACGGGTCGCCCGGCCCTAGCCCGACCGTTTTCTGATAGGCCTCGACACGCGGCCCGCGATTCATGCCGCCGACTTCGCGCACCTTCAAGTCGGCTTCGTGCTCGCACGTGGCGATCAGCGCGTCGACGGTCAGCACTCCTGTTGCGACAGGCGCCCGCTGCAGCATCTTCGCCAGCGTGGCAGGCCCGAGCTTGCCGTCAGCCGTCAGCCCCTTCGCCGACTG